CGGTCGGGTACATCGTGTGCGACACGGGCTATCTGCCCGACGTGGTGTGGTTGCACGTGGACCGGTGGAAGCTGCGGTTCCCATCAACGCGCGTGTTCGGCGTAAAAGGCGTCGGCGGCCCCGGTCGGCAGCTCATGACCAAGCCCAACAAAAGCGCCGACCGCCGGAAGCGGATGCCGTGGACGGTTGGCACCGACACGGCAAAGGACATGCTTTTGGGGCACGGGGTGCGCGTGGCCGTGCCACCGGGCGGCCCTGGCGCGTTGCACTTTGCGTCAACCCTTGATCCGGCGTTTTACGAACAGCTTACCGCGGAGTCGGCCGAATCGGTACGCCACGGCGGCCGCATGGCCACGGTGTGGCGCAAGCGGGACGCCCGCGCGGCCAACGAAGCCCTCGACGGCGTGGTGTACGGCCTCGCGGCCGCCTCGGCGATGGTCACGTATTTCGGGCTCGACATCGCCAAAGCGGCAGCGGCCCGCGCGGCGGCGGTCGATTCGGAGCCACCAACCCCAACCCCACCACGCCCGAGCGGCACATGGATTCCGCGGCGGAAGGGGTGGCGCTAATGAGCATTGCCCACGCGGTGCATCCGGTAGTCCATCAGGCGCTCGGCGACGTGCAGATGCCGGCGCTCGCGCGGCTGACGATGTGGCACTTGGCCGCCCGCCTCGACGTGCAAGAATATCGCGAAGTGAAGGGCGCGAGCTTGGCGTCTGAGATGCGGATTCGGGAAACCACCGTCGGCCAGATGCTCAACCTGCTCTGTGAACGCGGCTACCTCGACGCACGGCCGACGACGCGCCGCTCGCGGGCGTTTCGGTTGCCGTGGTCGCGTCGGATTGGGCGGGCCATCGAGGCGCCGACGCCAAAATAGCCCCGTGCCGTACTAGTCGCGGGGCGCATCAATAGGACAGGGCGCCGCGCGGGGTGACGTTCCTTCCGTGACCACCTTGGCGCACGTTCCCTCGCAGATCACGGCCGGCGATTCGGTCGCGCTCACGCTCGTGTATCCGGACCATCCGGCGCCGACGTGGACGCTGTCGCTCGCGCTGGCCGGCGCGTCGACCGCCGTCACGGTGTCGACCCCGAACGGCACAGCGCACGACCTTGCGTTGACGGCCGCCGAGACGTCGGGACTGGCCGCCGGGCTGTATCAGTGGCGCGTGCGGGCCACGTCCGGCGCCACGGCCACGACGCTGACCACGGGCACGCTCACGGTAGCGGCCGACGTGGCGACGCTGACGGCCGGACAGGGGGTGAGTTATTGGCAGACGCTCAAAGAGGCCGCCCAAAGCGCCCTCGTGACGCTGATGGAAGGCGGTGGCGTGCAGATGTCCACGATCCTCGGGCGCCAGACGATGTTCCGCAGCCCCAAGGACTGCCTCGCGGTGATCGCGCAGTGCGACGCGCAGCTCGCGGCCGCGCAATCGCGCACGTTCGGCACGCCGGCGCTTTTTAACGTCGTGGGGATGCGATGAAGCTCGCCGCGCGACTCCGCTATTTGACGACCGCAATCACGGGACGCGTTGGCGCGTCAAAGGTGCGCACCTACGGCGGCGCGGCCAATTCGCGCATCATCGCGCGCTGGTTTGCGGATCTCGCCGACGCGAACGAGGAAATCCGCTACGATTTAGCCGAATTACGCGCGAGATCGCGCCAATTGGTGCGCGATAACGGCGAAGCGGCGGGCCTTCTGCTCGACTTTGAGGCCGATATCGTCGGCGCGGCAGGGGCGCGGCTGCAATTCCGCGCGCGGCGCCCGCGTGGCGTGCCGATGGACGCGCTGAACGACCGCGTGGAGGCCGAGTGGGCGGCGTGGTCGCACCGCGACGTCTGCACCGTGTCGGGCGATTACTCGCTCGCGGCGCTGCAACGGCTGATGATCCGGTCAGTCATCCAAGACGGCGAGTTCCTCGCTTTGCGCGAGCGCGACCCGCGGCGGCCGTACGGCTTCGCGCTCCGCGTGCTCGATCCCGACCAGCTGGACGAGGGCGAGAACCGCACGCCGAACGGCACGCAACGCGCCATCATCATGGGCGTTGAGGTCGACGAGGCGGGCAAGCCGGTCGCGTATCACGTGTGGGACCGGCATCCGAGTCTCCCTGGGCGCGTCAAGCTGATCGTGCCGGCCGAGGACGTGCGGCACGTGTACAAGCGCACGCGCGTCGGGCAGCGGCGCGGGGTGCCATGGTTTGCGCCCGCGCTCGTGTCGTGGAAGCTGGGCGACCGCTACACTGAGGCCGAGCTCTATCAAAGTCTCTTAGCGGCGGCGCAGGGCGGATTCTTCGTCAACAAAGACGGGAGCGGCGGCATCGAGGCGCCACGCGACGCGGACGGCAACGTGGTGCCGCTGGTGATGGAAGCCGAACCCGGCTCGGCGCGTGTGCTGCCCGGCGGCTACGAGTTCCAAGCGTGGGAACCCAAGCACCCCACGGCGAACTTCGCGGGCTTTATGAAGGTCGTGAAGCGCGGCATTGCGCGCGCGTTCGGCCGCAGTTACGCCAGCCTCACGGGCGACCTGTCCGACGTGAACTTCTCCAGCATGCGCACGGATCGCCTCCGCGAGATGGCGCAGAGCAAGATGCACCAACAGGACTTGCTCGTGGAGCAATTCCTTGCGCCCACGTTCGCCGATTGGGTGCGCATGGCGTCGCTCACGGGGGCGCTCGGGGCGATGCCGTACGACGCGGCGCAGCTCACGCAGTTCGCGACGTTCATGTGCACGGGCTGGCCGTGGATTGACCCCGTGAAAGACGCCACGGCGGCGGCGATGGAGCTCAACATGGGCACCACCAGCCCGCAACGCATTTGCAGCGAAAAGGGGCGCGACTTCTACGAAGTCATCGACGAAATCGCCGACGCCAAGGCGTACGCGCTCTTGAAAGGCATCACGCTGGAATCGGTGCCGCTGTCGGTGAACGTGACCGCGGACAGCACGGCCATGGCCGATGACGACACCACTACCACGACGGGGCGCGTGTTGCCGCTCCGCAAGGGGACGGCATGACGACACAGGACGCACAACGACGGCAGCCCGCGACCGCCGAGAATCCGGCGGGCGTGCGCTACCGCGAGGTGATCGTCTCGCGCCGCAACGGCGAGGAGATGGAGGACGCGCAAGACATGGCCCCGGTGGCCGTGGCGCTGTCCTCAGAGGCGCCGGTGGAGCGGTATGACTGGCGCACGGGCGAGTACTACATGGAGGTGCTCGACCATAGTCCCGACGCCATCGACTTGAGCTATGCCGCTGACGGCTTGCCGTTCTGCCTCGACCACACGTTGTCGGCGCAGATCGGCATTATCGACGGCGTGGCGATTGGCGACGACCGCGTGATGCGCGGCGTGGCGCGTCCCGGCTCGCATCCGGAGGCCGAGTGGGTGTTCAAGGACATGCGCGACGGCATCCGCAAGAAGGTCAGCATCGGCTATTGGCCGGGCGACATGTACACGCAAACCAAAGACGCGGCGGGCACGATCACGCGTCGCTATACCGGCTGGACGTTATACGAAGCGTCCAGCGTAGCAGTGCCGGCGGACTATTCCGTCGGTGTGGGGCGGAGCGCATCCGGCGCACCGCTCGATCAATCGGCCGGTGTTGGTCCGGCCCTTTCGACGGAGTCGAAGATGGCGGGTGAGATTCAGTCGGAGCGGGGCGTGGCCCTGACTCCGGACACGCGCGCGGCCGAATTGGCGGCGCTGGCTCGTGATGGCGGCATGCCCGAGAAGGCGGCCGAGTGGATTGTAAACGGCGTGACGGTGGACGCGGCACGCACCGAAGTGCTGGCGACGTTGCGCGCGGCCGCTGAGACGCGGGCGCCGATGTCGAGCGCGGCCCCCGTGGTCGAAGTGGGCCGCGACCGCGCTGCCGACAAGCCGTGGAACGACGACGGCGCCGACTTCTTCCGTGCCGTGGTGTCGGCCGGTCGCGGTGGCAACGTGGACGTGCGGCTGGCGGCCTCGCGGGCGCAGAATACGCTCATGGGCGAAGAGGGCGGATTCGCAGTCCCGGCGCCGGTGGTGCAGAACTTCCTCGAAGCGACGATGACGGGCGGCGAGATCCTGTCGCGCGTGTCCACGCGTCCCGTGACCACGGGCAACAGCTACGTCGAGACTTTGGTGAAGGAAGAGGCCCGCACGAACGGCGCCCGGAACGGCGGCGTGCGCGGCTACTGGTTGGCCGAGGACGGCACGTACACCGAGTCTCAGGCCGCCACGCGGCAGCTGGACCTCAAGCTCCAGAAGCTCGGCGCGCTGGTCAAGCTGACCGAAGAGCAGATCGAGGACGGCCCTGCGCTGGTCTCGTTCTTGAACGAGCAGGTGCCCGAGGAGTTGCGCTTCGTGGCCGAACAGGCCGTGTGGGAAGGCGACGGCACGGGCAAGCCGCTCGGCGCCATGTCGTCGGGGGCGTTGGTGTCGGTGGCCATTGAGTCGGGCCAGACCATCGCGAACACGGCCGGCCACATCTGGCAGAACGCCGCCAAGATGTACTCCCGCATGCCGGCGCGCATGCTCGACGGCGCGGCGTTTTTCATCAATCAGCAGCTCTGGGCCAAGATCCTCACGTCGACGGCCGGCACGGCGGGTGCCTCGCACCCCATGTTCATCATGCCGGGCCAGTTGGCCGACGCTCCAAACGGCACAATCTACGGCAAGCCGATTGTTCCAATCGAGTACGCCAGTGCCGAGGGCACGGTCGGTGACTTCGTGTTCGCGAACTTTGCCGACTACCTGCTCATCGCCAAGGGCGGCATTAAACAGGCCACCTCGTTGCACGTGGAATTCACGCGCGACCGGCAGCTTATGAAGTTCACGTGGCGCGTCAACGGCGCACCGCGGACCCGCGTGCCCCTCACGCCGTTCAAGGGCAGCGACACCATGTCGCCCTACATCGCCCTCGCGGCTCGCAGCTAACTGATTGACCGGAGGGG